TTACCGATGACAAAAACCGGTTTCCGCATAATTTTTCTCTTGTCCGTTATCTTTCAAATCAAAAAAAGAAAAACGAAAAGAAAACATACAAAACAAAAAGAAACGACAATCTTCGCACGAAAATTGTCGTTTCTTTGGTGGAGAATTACGTTTCATATCCGAACTTCCGTCGGCATTAACCCTATATGTTTGAGTGTTCCCTTTTAGGTTATAAACGGTTGTTATCTTATATCCTCCGTCAGGCTCGTCCCATACCGTGACAGAATTGATTAGCGTATCAATCAAATGTCTGCGAAAGTCCTCGTCTTCTATGTCACCACTCAAGAACTGAGATAACCAACCCACAATGACGGTCTTATCCAATGTGAGATATTCACTCTTAGCGGCATCGAGTCTTGACTCGGTGTCCTTTTTTCTTTTTTCTAATTCTTTGAGCCTTGAGTCGAGAGTCTCCGATTCAACGCCACGCTCTACCATTTTAAGCAGATTTTTGATACTTGTATTTATTTCTTTTAGGTCGGCTGTCAAAGCCGGGATTATAGCGTCACTCTCTATATCCTCTCTATTACACTTGATAGCCATATCTGCGATAGTGTTAATCATCTCAGGGGTGATTAACCGCATAGCGTTCTTAGCTACTATACGCTCTATAAGGTCTTTGCGTATTGTTCTTTTCTTGCACGAATGAAACCGCTTACGCGTGCTGCAAGAATAGTAATAATAGGTCTCCCCTGTTTTACTTCTTCCGCTCTCGCCTATCATATTAGCCCCACAATGCCCACAGAACAGCTTTTGAGATAATAGGTAATTCACCCTTGCCTTACCACGTGCAGGAGCTTGTGCGTTCGCAGAGAGTTTTTTTTGTACAGTCTCGAATGTTTTTTTATCTATAATAGCGGGAATACCCCCCTCTATACGAATATCCTTATATGTATATGTCCCTATATACTTCTCGTTTCTAAACATAGATTTAAACGAGTTTTTATTGAACTCAGTACCTTTCTTGGTGCGATAACCTTGACTGTTGAATTTCTCGCATATCTCGGAGATAGTCGCCCCTCCTGCGTATAAGTCAAACGCCTCTTTGACTATTTGCGCGCTGGGTTCGTCAACAGTAAGCTTTTTATCGACCGTTTTGTACCCCAAAGGGATTGCACCGCCGGTGCTGTTGCACTTATGCGCCGACTCATTCAGACCTCGGCTCACTTTTTGCGAGAGCTCCTTAGAGTAAAACTCGGCCATTCCCTCAAGGACTGACTCAAGTATAACGCCCTCAGGGCTGTCGGATATGTTTTCTGTCGCCGATATAACCTTGACCCCGTTCTTCTTCAAACGTACCTTATAGGTAGCGGAGTCATAGCGATTACGGGCGAATCTGTCAAGCTTATAGACAACAACCCCCTGCCATAACCCGTTACTGCTGTCCCGTATCATCCGGCAGAAGTTAGTACGTTTCGCTGTTTCTTTATAGGCGGACGTTGCGCGGTCTATATATTCTCCCACTACGTTATATCCTTGTCGCTCGCAGAAGTCCATACAGACCCTCTTTTGACCCTCTATAGACTGCTCCGTTTGCCTGTCACTACTGTATCTCATATATAGAACAACATTCATTGCCTTATACCCTCCTGTTTGCTTGTATATATGGTTCAAACATATCATATACCCGTTTTTCCAACGGGCTCGTCAAAAATCTATTTCTTTCGTACAATATTTGCATTCGTTCAGCACGTATTTTGGCGGCTGTGTAACTTACATCAAATACATCTTGTATATCTTTTGCGGTGTGTATATTTAAACCCCATATGACGCAGGCAGGCATTAACAGCCTACTCGCAAAAATATCTGCTTCCCGTTCAACCCCGGGTTTGCTCGCATTAACCGTTCTCGCGTGATACCCTACGGTTAAAAGGTGTCCTAAGAATATATGCCCTAACTCGTGGGCTATCGTAAACCGTATACATCCTCGTGCCATTGAATCATCGTATACGATATACCACTCGCCCCGATTACTGATACTGGCTCCTACTTCATTACTTTTCAGTTCGTTTACCTCTGAATTTTTAACAACCAAAATATCAGCCGCTCGTGCTATAGCTGTAACGCTCACAGGAATGCTCGTGATATTGAAATCAATTAACACTTGCCACGTCGCGTTTCTTATATCCTTGTAACGTCCATAAAAAGACAACATTATCACCCTGTCGTAGTTTAACCACGAACAGGTGAGATATTCCTTTCATCATAAATCTTCGTCACACGTTACAGTTTTTGCATTTCGTAATCTGTCTATATCCTCTTGTGAACGTGTTACTATTACCGGCTCCGCGTTATCGGATGACCTTGCAGCACGATACACTCTGTGAGTTTTCTCGGACTCGTCCTTGATGTTCATAACAGCTTGAATAATCCTTAACTTAACCTCTTCGCTTGAAGCCCTGTAGACAGCGAGGAGGGTTTTTTCTTGTTCTGTGAGGTCACTACCGAGATCGGCGGTAGCGCTTCTTTCTTCGTTTCCGAGAAGATAATCAACGGAAACACCGAAAAAATGTGACAGTTTGACGAGCGTTTTGCCATCCGGGAGAGTATCATTATCCGCCCAATATTTTGGCTGGTTTTTACCAATAGATAGTTCTTGAGAAACTTGTTTCCAACTGACATCTCTCTCAGTAAGTAGTGTTTTTAAGCGTTCATTAAAAATCATAATATGCTCCCGTCTGTCCCTAATCAAAGGATTTAAATCAAAAAAATCCCTGATATTTTGATTTGTCTCTTGACAATCCCTAATTTAGGGATTATAATAAAAACAACAAAAGTAACAACGACAAGACACACGAATACCGGAGGAGACCGTAAAGCCTCCCCTTTCTCCAATGCTATGTTGTCAATCGCATTTCAATTGTAGCATTGGAGCGCCCTAAAATCAAGTGTTTTTACAAATTTGTAACTTTTGTTTTAAATTGACACGAAAGGAGGGATTGTATGACTTCAAAACCTACTGACTATAAGCGGCATTATTGGGCTGCGCCTATCTCTCATTACGAGCTACCCGAAGAAGAAAGGGAACGCTTACGCGTTCACGTTAAAGACTGCCTCACCGCTCACTGCCTTACTCAGGTATGGCTGATACAGCAGCTACAGAATGCGGGCTTAACGACCGATAAAAGTGAGCTGTGCTCTATCTTAGCGGGTACACGCTCCGGTCCCAAGGTTGACGAAATTCTTGTGGAGAGCGACAGAATAATAACCGCTTATGATGACTTCTTATGTGCAGTAGACAAGAAGCATAGCAGCCTATGGACGAAAATATGCAAAAAGAAAAGTTGAACCGCTTAGCTCGCATTCTTTACAGAACGGTTTATAGGTACTATGAAGACCCGAGGCATCGTAAGGAATTTGAGGAGTGGTATTTAAAAGAGTACGGCACTCCGTATCATTGGAAGACATCAAAGGAGGTACAAAGATGAGCATTGGAGATAACATCAAAGAGAAGCGAAAGGCATTGAATCTGTCTCAAAAAGATGTAGCTCGCGCGGTAGGTATCTCGCAAGCCACAATGACTAATATTGAGAATGACTATAGAATAGTTCATTTATCTTTAATTAAACAAATCGCAAAAGTCTTGCAATGCTCATACCACGAGCTACTTGCAGGTGATGAGCAGAAAGAGTGTTTCGCGTACTCAGGTATAGGTTGTCAAATATTAACAGAAATGATATGCAGAACACGCGACTGCCCTTTTTTTAAGACTCAGCTCGATTATGAAGTTGACAAGAAGATTGCAGACAGAAAAGTGAGGAGGATGTGACAAAATGTTTGTTATTGAAACTTTAATAACTTTAGTCATTTTTATGTGCGGTTTTATCATTGTGCCGACCCTCAGAGACACACGCTCTGCTTTGTCTGCATTGAAAGAAGAGGTTATCGACGATGAAGACATGGATTAAGTTCATCATTGGTTGTGTTGTCTTTGTCGGAATTGTGTGCGGGGTGTACTTCCTGAGCCTGTTCTTGGCAAACCGTATAATCTTGTTTTTTCTTTGGTTTTTTACGTGTTAACGCAATGGAGGGTACAACAATGTACGAAGTATATTACGCCTATGGTATGAACAAAGGTACAACAATTACTTATACCTCTACATTAGAGGAGGCTACTTCCTTCGTAAAGGCAAAGGTGTTCGAATTATCTCAAAAAGGAATTGACGCACATTGCTATTACGGAATCCGAAAAATATAGGAGGAAATTCAAATGTCTAAATTTAGCAATGAAACCCTTAATCCGGGTGAGCACTTCATTTATAACGGAATCGAATTTATCTGCCTTGATATTATCGACGAGAATTACCTTGCAATCACTGCAAAAGTATGGCTGGAGCGTCCGTTTGATTTTGGTAATCATAACAACTGGAAGGAGTCATCCTTATGCAGAGTGTTAAACGATAAGTTCCTCGATAAACTCAACAAGAACCATCTTGTCAAGCAGACATCTGACTTGGTTGCAGACAATGGCGACAGAAAGTACGGCACTTGTAAGGACTATGTAACAATACTGTCTTGTGATCAGTACAGAAAATACAGAGACCTTATACCACGCTACATCGGATGGATATGGACGCTTACTCCATGGAGTAGCTCCATCTACGGCGAAATCAGTGAAGACGTTCGTGTGATCATTCCATCAGGCCGCTTCGCTTGCAGCTGTGCCCACAATACTCATGGAGTCGCCCCGGTTTGTCTTTTCTCATCCGAGAATCTGAAATTGCGCCGTCAGGCGAGCCTCATAGGAGTTGACGAAGATGACGAAGATGACTACTAAATCTATAAGAGAAGCTAAATGCGTCGAATGCGGAAAACCTATCGGAAACGAATTATACCATTTTACCAAACGCCGATGCTATGCAACTGTGTTTATTTATAAGAGATGTTATGAAAAGCTTCTTCCCAAGAAAGGCAAGTAAATGAGTAACAAGAAAATAGGCAATGATTTTGAAAAAGAACTCTGTGAGGTTCTTGCGGAATACGGGTTTTGGGTTCACAACTTCACCCAAAATCAAGACGGTCAACCCGCGGATATAATCGCCGTAAAAAATAAAAAGGCATACTTAATCGACTGTAAAGTATGCTCTACAAGAAAAGGTTTTGACCTCTCTCGTATGGAGGAAAATCAAGACCTCTCTATGGAATTATGGAAAATGTGTGGTAACGGCGAGGGATGGTTTGCGGTTAAGGTTGAGAGTCAGATTTATATAATACCTCACTTTACCGTAAAAGCCTTACGAAATCATCAATCGGGAATGTCACCGAAAGATATTTTCGAGTGCGGAAAGCCCCTCGACAAATGGATAAAGTTATGCAGATAACTGTCGGTAGCACCATTACAGTCGAGCATCCTTCCTCAGAGTTGGTGCAATGGTGCAACAAAAACTTAGTTATAAGTAACCCGGAATATGCAAAGAAACTTCGGATGCACTTTTGGCTCGGTAATACACCGAAAGAACTCTACCTCTACGAGACCCACGGAGAAGCCCTTATTTTGCCCTATGGTGTGTTAAGAGACATTCTCCCTATGATTTCCTCGGCAAAGGCTTATCGTGCGTTTACGGAGCGAAAAACGGTCAAGTTCGACTGCTCTGTGCCGCTCGACGATTATCAGCGAAAAGCCGTCAACGAGGTTGAGAATCAGAAGTACGGTATATTACAAAGCCCTGCCGGAAGCGGCAAGACCCAAATGGGCATCGCTCTTATGGCAGACCTCGGACTTAAAACTCTTTGGCTCACTCACACCAAGGACTTACTCACCCAGAGCAAGGAACGAGCCGAACTGTATATGAGTTCCGACCTCATAGGGACAATAACCGAGGGCAAAGTCAATATTGGCAGCGGAGTCACTTTTGCAACCGTACAAACAATGTGCGTCTTGGACTTGGAGAGGTATCGGGATATTTGGGATGTAGTTATCGTGGACGAGTGTCACCGTTGTTCGGGAACACCTACCGCCATGACACAATTTTATAAAGTTCTCAATAATCTTGCCGCAAGGTACAAGTTTGGCTTGTCAGCCACGGTACACCGCTCGGACGGAACAATCAAAGCGACCTACGCTCTTCTCGGGAAAGTGGTCTACACCGTGCCGGAGAAAGCCGTTGCCGATAGAGTGATGAAAGTCGGTATCAAAGAGTGCCACACGGGAATAAAACTCTCTCGTGAATGTTTGAATACAGACGGTACTCTTAATTATGCAAAACTCATTACATACCTCTGTGAGAACTCCGTCCGAAATCATTACATTAGTGCCGAAATAGTAGCCAATGCAGAACACCCGTCCCTTATCCTATCGGACAGGCTCAAACATCTCGAATTGCTTATGGCTACTCTCCCTTATTCAATGCGGGAAAAAGCCGTAATGATAAGCGGAAAGATGACCTCGAAAACAGGAAAAGTGGAACGAAAAAAAGCCATTGAGGATATGCGGACAGGAAAGAAAAAATATCTTTTCGCCACCTATTCTTTGGCAAAAGAAGGTCTCGACATTCCTTGTCTTGAACGACTCTACCTCACAACCCCTCAGAAAGATTATGCGGTAGTGACACAGAGTATTGGGCGCATTGCCCGAACTTACGAGAATAAACAACCTCCCGTCTGCTATGACTTTGTGGATGATGCAGGGTATCTTATCAAAGCGTTCAAAAAGAGGTGTGCAACCTATCGGAAGAGCGGCTGCTACTTCGTTAAGGAGGTGTAAAATGCTGACCCTCGGTAGTTTATTTGACGGTGCGGGAACATTTCCGTTCGCTGCTCAACAATGCGGTGTCAAGGCAGTATGGGCAAGTGAAATCGAGTCGTTCCCCATTGAAGTAACAAAGAAACGCTTCCCCGAAATGAAACATCTCGGAGATATAACCAAAGTGGACGGTGCCGAAATCAAGCCTGTTGACATCGTGACTTTCGGCTCACCATGTCAAGACCTCTCGGTCGCAGGAAAGAGAGCAGGGCTTGACGGAGAACGTTCAGGTTTATTCATGGAAGCGGTAAGAATCATTAAAGAAATGAGGTGTAAGACCAATGGAAGATACCCCTCAATCGCAATATGGGAAAATGTTCCCGGTGTGTTTAGTTCCAACAAGGGAGAGGATTTCAGGACAGTCCTCGAAGAACTCTGCAAAATTAAAAGAAGTGACACCCTTATTCCTAAACCTCCAAAACGTGGGGGCAGGAACGCATGGAACGATGCAGGACTTATCGTGGGAGACGGGTTTTCAATCGCTTGGCGAGTCCTCGATGCACAGTTTTGGGGCGTACCCCAACGCCGTAGAAGAATCTTCCTTGTGGCAGATTTTAGAGGACAATGTGCCGGAGAAATACTCTTTGAGCGAGAGGGCTTGTCAAGGAGTTTTGCGGAGAGCAGGAAGGCGTGGAAAGGAATTACACATTCTCTTGCTTGCGGCTCTGATGCAAAAGTGTGGGATGCCCGTGGAAATGGTGACGGTAGAACTTGTCCCACAATCACAGGAGACCACAACAACCGAATAACAGACTATACCACCCTACTCGTAAGAGAGCGTTGCGGTTGCGAGGGCGGCGGTAAAGGGGTTCTCATTCAAGAGAATAAATCCGGTACTATTTCTTGCAACAACGACCAATTTCTCGTTATCACGGACGCAGATTTGTACAATCAGGCACATTCAGGAAATATTGTAAACTGCCTTAATGTTGATGACATTGGCGAAGCTCGTGCAAACGAGATAATCGTTATGGCTACACAACAAGGTGGCGCGGAAATAGGTCACGACCTTTGCCCGACAATTACAGCTGCGGCAGGGACGAGCGGAAACAATCAACCTGTTATCTGTTATGCGCTCGACCGTTCTTCATTTAATCAAGGTATCAATGCTCAATATGACATTGGGATTGATGATAGCGGTATAGCCCAAACGCTTGTAGCAAAGGGGCCGGGTGCGGTTTGTTCCATAGTTTGTCTTGGAAAAGTCGAAGTCGATTTACGCCGCCTGACTCCTACCGAATGTGGCAGACTGCAAGGTATGCCCGATTGGTGGTGCGAGGATGTTCCTCACTCGGATAGCGCAGAGTACAAAATGTGGGGCAACGGAATGGCTCTTCCCTGTGTTCTCTATGTTATGGAGAATGTTGTATCCGTTTTATCATTGAGGTTGCTTGACTCCCTATTGGAGGTGACAAAGTATGACCATCATAGTGTACGACTGTGAAATATTCGCCTATGACTGGATCGTGGTGTTCAAAGACATTTCTACGGGAATATTCACTGTCATACACAATGACAACGATGCCGTGAGAGAAGCCATTGACGAAGATAATATCTATGTAGGCTTTAACAGTAAGCATTTCGATTCTTTCATTATTAAAGCAATTGCATACGATTTCTCCCCACCCGAAATCAAGCAACTAAACGATTATCTCATTGGTGGTGGAAGAGGTTGGGAGTATGCTCCGCTAAAAGAGGGCTACTTCAAGTTTAATAATGTAGATATTCGAGACGATGTTCAGAAAGGGCTGTCTCTGAAAGCCATTGAAGGACATATGGGAATGGATATTCAAGAAACGGAAGTATCGTTCGACCTCGACAGACCGCTTACAGAGGACGAGCTACAACAGACTGTCCACTATTGTAAGCACGATGTTGATGCTACCCACGAGCTAATGAAGCTCAGAGCGGACTACCTCAAGACCAAAAAGAACCTCGGTAAACGGGCGGGAATCGATGAGGTCAAATCCCTTGCTGCCACCAATGCTAAACTGACGGCAATGATGTTACGGGCAGAGCGTAAAGAGTGGAACGATGGACGGGAGTATGTCTATCCGGCAAACCTTGATACCGCTGTTATCCCCAAGCCGATACTGGACTTTTTCGAGACTATTCACGATAAGTCCATTCCCGATGAGGTACTGTTTAAGACCTCGTTCAAGATTGAAATTGGTGGTATGCCCTGCAAGTATGCATGGGGAGGCGTTCACGGCAGTCTAACAGGTTATTACGAGGAAGCAACAGAGGATAGGGTCATTCAGAACAGAGATGTATCAAGCCTGTACCCCTCTCTGATTGAGGTTTACAACTACCTGTCCCGTAATGTCCCCGACCCTGAACTGTTCTACGCTATCAAGCGTGACCGCATACAGGCAAAGCACAACGGCGATAAGCAGACCGCAAAGGACTTAAAACTGCCACTCAACACCGTGTCCGGCGCACAGGAAAACCGCTACAACGACCTATATGACCCTCTCCCGACCCGCTCTCTGCGAATATCGGGGCAGTTGTTTCTCACCGTACTCACCATGCGTTTGTTAAACGCTTGTAAGACGATTAGGCTCTTGAACCTCAATACTGATGGTCTGATGTATTCCATCGACAAATCGGAACTGGCTCTCGTGGACGAAATTGCTCACGCTTGGGAAGCCGAAACGAAATTCGAGCTTGAGGTCGATGATGTACAAAAGGTTTGGATTAAAGATGTTAACAACCTCTTGATGATTAAGACTGATGGTGAGGTCAAGACAGTCGGCGGTTATCTAAACTACGGTGTGTCCGTCAAGGGTGCGTGGGCGATAAACAACAACATGATTATCGTCAAGAAAGCTCTCATTGAGTATTTCGTTCACGGTACGCCTGTCGAGGACACAATCAACAGTAGTACGGATATTTTTGATTTTCAGCTTATCGCAAAAGCAGGAGCGAAATACCGTGAAGCCTATCATCTTGTCGATGGTGAGCAAATACCTGTTCAGCGTGTCAACCGAGTTTATGCCACGGCAGACGAGCGATACGGAAAATTGTTCAAGGTAAAATCGGAGACAGATGCTACGGCAAGAATTGAAATGCTCCCAGACCATTGCATTATAGACAATAACAACCACTTAACCATAGACGATGTGGACAGGACATTCTACATCAAAATGGCGAAGAAGAGAGTTAATGACTTTCTCGGCATTAAACCTCCGAAAAAGAACACTCGTAAGATAAACACTCTTGCGAAAAAGGCACTTAAAATCTTAGAGGAGGTGAGTTGATGAAAGATTGGACGGGAAATAGCCGTTCCGCTCATGCCACCCTCGGTGCAAGAAATTATGCATTGGAAGAACGAGAAACGAATGATTATTATGCGACAGAGCCAAAAGCCCTTGAACTTCTTTTGAAGGAAGAAGAGTTCTCCGAGAACATTTGGGAATGTGCTTGCGGAGAGGGACACTTATCAAAGGTGTTAAAAAATCACGGACACAAGGTTTTTTCGACAGACCTGATAGACCGAGGCTATGGTTTAGGCGGTATAGACTTCCTGCAATGGGACAGTTCGTATGACGGGGATATAATCACAAACCCTCCGTACAGATACGCCTTAGAGTTCGTTGAAAAGGCTCTCGAAGTTGTCACAGATGGTCACAAAGTCGCAATGTTCCTTAAACTACAATTTCTCGAAGGCAAAGCAAGAAGAGCATTCTTTGAGAAAGCCCCTCCCCGAAAGGTCTATGTATCTTCAAGCCGATTGCGCTGTGCTATGAACGGAGACTTCGACAAATACTCAAAGTCAAACGCAGTTACATACGCTTGGTTTATATGGGAAAAGGGCAATACAGAAGCCCCTATTATCAAATGGTTTAATTAAATTGTAAAGGAGATTTTCATTATGCCTACAAAGAAACCCGCAACAAACGAACAGACCGCCATTGACACAACTGGAATGAATGTGTGGTCAAAACTTCTCGCCGTGCGTAACGAATTTTACGCCGCAGGAGCAAAGAAAACAGGGAGAAATCTTCATGCCGAATTTATGTATTTCGAGCTGAGTGACATTGTTCCTATTGCCGCCCCGATTTTCGCAAAATACAATCTGCTCCTTATGCCTACTTTTGAAAACGGCAACGCCGAAGCAGTCGTAATCAATATCGAAAAGCCGGACGAGCGTATCAATTTCTCAATCCCGTTGCAGTTTATTGCAGAACCGGCAAAATTCCGTATGAACGAGGTACAGGGTGTTGGAGCGGCAGTAACTTACTATCGCCGTTATCTGTATATGATTGTCCTCGACCTCGTAGAAGCCGACAGTTTTGACGGCGAAAGTAGCACCGCAGAAACAGAAGATACACCCGCACCTAAAAAGAAACCCGCTACAACTGAGCAGCGACAGGTAATCAAAAAGGCTCTTACGAACTCTGACGGCGAAGCGGATGACTTGCAAAAATCGGCATTGAAAGCGGCATTGAAAAAACTGAAAGAAATCGACCCCTCAAAAGAAGAGTTCATTCAGAAAATCGCTATTAAGACTGAGAAATTCACCTCGATTAAGAAAGCCGCTTGTGAGCAGTTGATTCTTACAGTAAATGAAATGATCGAGAACTATGGTGTTGAGAAGGAATAATTATGGAATGGCTTGATACAAAACAATTAAAAATCGTACCCCCAAAAAAGCCGAAGAAGATTACAGGTACTCGCTTTGCTGCTATTATGGGCAAGAACACATGGAACACCCCGTTCAAGACTTGGTGCGAAATCACCCGTACCTATGAAGAGCCTTTCGAGGACACTATTTACACAATTGCTGGTAAGACCATTGAGCCAAAACAGGCAGAGTATATGCGCCGTGCATATTTTATGACCGGGTTAAAAACTCCAACTGATATTTTCGGTGAGAACTACTTTAAACGCACCTTCGGTGACTTCTTCAAGAACGAGCCTATCTTCGGCGGTATGTGGGACTATCTGCTCTATGATGAAAGTGAGAAGCCTACTACCGTGCTTGAAATGAAAACAACCAAACGCTCTGAGGATTGGGAGAACGATATTCCCGAATACTACGCTTTACAGGCCGCGCTTTACGCCTATCTGCTCGGCGTTGACTCTGTAATGATGGTCGCATCATTTCTTGAAGATAAGGACTATAAAGCCCCCGAAGCCTTTGTTCCGTCCTCGAAGAACACTATCGTAATCCCGTTCAAGGTCAGCGAGAGATACCCCGACTTCGACAAGCTCATTAAAAAAGCCGAAAAGTGGTGGAAGTCTTGCGTTGAGGGCGGTGTTTCCCCCACCTTTGACGAGAAGAAGGATGCAGACATCCTAAAAGTCCTCCGCACCAACACCCTTAACCCGGAAACAGATATAGAGAGTGTAATGGAAGAAGCAGAAGCCTTGCAGGAGGAAATTGAGCGGGTATCTGCCACGGTTGCCGACAAAGAAAAGCGGCTTAAAACACTCAAAGACATTATCAAAGAACAGGCTATGAAGTCGTTTCGAGATGGCGATAAGAGCGTGGCTTTGAAAAGCAAGCGTTATGTATGGGCAGTTTCTCGTACTGAGAGAAAGGACATTGACAAAGATGCCCTGAAAGCGGACGGGCTGCTCGATAAGTATAGCACGAAGTCCGTAGTAACTTATAGGCTTACAAATAAGCCCGTTGAGGAGGAATGACAATGTATATCAATCCATTTGCGGCGGGAGTTCTCGCCACGCTCTTCACAGAGGTCATAATCATCTTTGAAGTGGCAATTTATTACACAATCAAAAAGAATAACGGAGGTAAAAGATAATGGGAAAAATCGCATTGAGTGAGGGATATACAGTCATCCCCGAAGGAACTCATATCTTCAAGATCGTAGAGGTCAACTACAAAGAAGCATACGGGAAACTCGAAATCAAAATGAAAACGGCAAAGGGACAAGTTCATACCGAACGCTTCTCCCTCATCAAGCAAGACGGCTCTTCCAACGAGGGAGCATTGAACGCCTTTTCGTATTTCGCAAGAACGGCTCTGAATGATTATACCGCACAGGACATTGACCCTGAAGAACTTGTAGGATATTTCATTGAGTGTGATGTCGAACACGACATTCAGCCATCAAACAAAAATCCGAATAAGACGGTTACATTCGTCCGCCTTGCCGACAAACGCCCCGCAGAGGGATACGATGAGGAGGAAGTTATCACGCCCCCCGCTCCTGCGAAGAAAGCAGCATCGACCCCTTCTGCAAAGAAAACAGAAGTAAAGTCTAAGGAAATTGACCTTGATGCATTGCTCGGATAAGTAATCGGTAAGCGAGTGGCGGTCACCGTGCCGCCCTCGCTTTACCCGCTATGAAGGAGAACAAAAATGAGAACTTACGAAGAACGAATCAAACTTTTTTCATCGTTTTTAGAACCCAATTTGTTAAAGGTAGATTTTATTACGCTATATCAATGGTGTATCGAAAACGAATTTTTCTTACAGACTGCTTCAACAAAGTATCACGGCAATTACCCCGGAGGCCTGTTCGACCATTCCTACAATGTCGCTGAAACTCTTGTAAGATTAACCAAAGCCAATAATTTGCAATGGGAACGCCCCGAAAGTCCGTATATTATAGGAATGTTTCACGATATTTGTAAGACTGATAACTATATGCGAGATGCCCACGGAAAATATGAATACAATACTGAAACTCTGCTCAAAGGTCACGGAGATAAATCGGTTATGATCCTTGCTTCCCTTACCTCTCTCACGGAAGAAGAAGTTATGTGTATTCGTTATCATATGGGAGCATTCACGGATAAAGAGGAATGGAACAACTACACACGAGCAATTCACAAATACCCTAATGTCCTCTGGACACACCACGCCGATATGATTGCAGCGCACATTATCGAAAGGTAGAAAGGAACGGCTATGCGATACGATACTATCCCTACTGAATTAACAGAACTTCCTCAATGGGTTTGTGCTTGGAAAAATTCAAAAATACCGATGCAAGCCAAAGTCAAAAAGGGCGCATCTTCCGTTAGCCCTGATACTTGGTCTACCTATGAAGAAGCAAAAGCCGCCGTAGAGCGAGGTGCGTATGATTATCTCGGTTTTGTCTTTAATAATAACGGTATTATTGGAATTGATGTGGATTGCGGTTATGACGAGGACGGTTTTCTCTCAGAGGCCAGTATTGACATTATGAGGGCTTGCCGCTCCTATACGGAGCAGTCCCGAAGCGGTAGAGGTATTCATATATACCTCAAAGGAGAACTGCCATTCAAGGGGAAAAACAATCGTGCGGGAGTAGAGATTTATCGCAGTAGCCGCTTCTTCATCGTTACGGGTGAAAAACTGATTTACGACCACATAACCGAGAATCAAGAAGCGATTGATTATGTCGTAAAGAAGTATTTTCCCGAAGCGGAAAAAGAAAACACAGGTACCGGCTTGACAAATCGCATTTACTCTCCGTGCTACTCAAAGCCGGAGAAAGGTAAAATCTCTATTCAACCCACATACCCGCCCATACCGCAGGGTATGAGAAACCTTAGTTTAACCTCTCTCGCAGGGCAGTTACACAATCAGGGTTACAAAAAGCAGGAGATTTACAAAGAACTCCTCAAAGCCAATCAAGCGGCTTGCAAGCCCCCGTTGCCTGTCGGAGAAATACAAACAATAGTGAACTCGGTCACAAAGTATAGGAGGTAATTGAGAATGATTGACGGTATTACTATATTAAATAACGTTACTGTTAGTGATTTTAATCCTATTCCGTGGTTAGGTGTGTTTATTGGCTTAACTGTTGCATACATTATAATTTATATTAAATATGATAAGTTTGATAAGAAAGATGTACGGGGTGTGTGGTACGCAATATTTGGCATTACACTTATACTTCTTATAGCAGATATTCGTTTTTCAAAAGTAGATGCTATACAATGCACCATTGAGGATTATGTATCAATCAATGAGGTTTATGATAAATACGATGTTATTGATAAGCAAGGCGAAATATGGACTTTAAGGAAGAAAACAAATGAAGAAACGTGAAATCATTTATATCTGTGACCATTGTGGTGTTATAGCTCGTGAAGAAACGGAGTTTGGCTTTGGATTTTATTTTAAAACTTTACCAAAAGACTGGACTCTATTAGGCAGAGAGCATCTATGCCCAAAATGCTCTAAAATATACCGTAAATTCAAGGAAGAGGTAGATAAACAATGACTGTAAAAGAGTTTTATGAGTACGGCTGTGAAAGTGATTTGAAGGTGTTGAGTAGTTATAATGGAAAAGTGCTTTGCAAAAGGTTTGACCCGAAAAAACATACTGAAATCGGCGAAAGAGAAATTTCAAGTTATTGGGCTGAGGAGGAAGTAACACGAAGCGGGTTTTCCGTATCTTCACGACATTTTATATGTTGTTACGCTGACGGTGCCCCCGAATATAAAAAAGACATGGAGGCAAACAATAAACTTTAAGGAGACAGCAAATGAAGACTTGTAGAGATTGTGTAAATTATACCAAGTGCTTAGAGAATTGTGACACTTATCACACCTCAAGACTTACACCAGATAGTGATGTAACAGATAGATGTGAACATTTTGAAGATAAAACTGGAGTAAATAGGACAGTTGTTCACTGTAAGGACTGCAAGTATTATTCAGTTGACAATGCATTATTAGGGAATGTCTGTGCAAGATTATTTACTGTATTTCCTATGCAAGAATATGATTTTTGCAGTTATGGGGAAAGGAAAGATAAAGAATGAGCGAATACATAACGCCGAATTATGAGGTTATTTCTGTAATACAGAAAAGAGATTTGATGAAGTTAATGAATTCGAGTTTGTTAAATGCTTTTTCTGAACAAGATTATTTTGATGTTCTTCATATATTTAATAGAGTTATAGAAAGACTTGAAAACATAGAGAAAGAGGTTTCAGAGGAATGAGAACAAATGATGTTGAACTTTCTAATATTATTCCCTTTAGAGAAAACGGTTACTGGTATCTTAAACTGATTTATAAATATGACGATGAAAATGGTAATAAACACAGATTTATAATACCAAAAGCATCAGTACCATTTGTCCAAGAACGTATTCCACCTATTAACTGGGATTATAATTCGTTATGTAATAAGACTTTAAATGCGTCTTATTATATAAAAGGTGAGGAGAGAATTCCTTTACATGAAGGCGTTTACACTCCTGAAATTGAACCGGGAGAAGCTAAATTAGCAGGCGTTTACTTTGATATCGTTACAGATTATACCATTAAAGAAATGAGTCTTACCGAGGTCGAAAAAGAACTGGGATATAAAGTAAAAATTGTTAATAAGGAGAATAAAAATGATTAAATTTGAAAATACAGAAGTTCTTGGTTGGGAGTCTGCTATCAGAGGCATGCGCAATCCTATGAACTCTTGGGAGAAGAGTGATAGTGGTTGGAGCCCAGATTGGCCTAGAGATAATTATATTTTTGTAGACGAAGACACTGATGATTATTACGAATTAGCAATCGGTCCTAATGACCAGAAGCTCATGACGGCTCTTCGCAACGCTGGCACAGACCATCGTAAGTTTATGCGGATGATTACTGTATATGTGGATATTACTGCACCTTTATATTGGTGGAAAGAATTTGACACATATAAGGTTGGTACAGTTGCAAACTCTTGTAGTACCATGCACAAAATCGCAGATAAGGAATTTACGCTTGAAGATTTTAGTTGCGAACATCTTATTTCTGACGAAGCTATCCCATGCCGTGTTTATTCAGCAAAAAGTATGATGGAAGCTACTGTAAATAACCTAAATACGTTTCGTAAACTTTATCTTGAAACTCAAGACAAAAAATATTGGTGGCAAATGATTCAACTTCTGCCGAGCTCTTATAATCAACGCCGAACAGTCATGTTGAATTATGAAGTCATAGCTAATATTTATAAATCTCGCAAAAATCATAAGTTGGATGAATGGTCTTTTGGTTTTATTGAATGGATTCTGAGTTTGCCGTATTCGGAATTGATTACCGGAGGTACCATAAATGGGTAAAAAGTCATGATAAAGAAAACACTTTACATTGCTAATGACGGTACTGAATTTGAAACAAAAAGGAGTGATGATATGAGCAATGAAGTCGGATGCGAGGACAAAGAGTTATTTCAGTTGAGCAACGGACGGTATATTATGTCAGAAGAACTCTCCGATAAGATGTTTTACATAAAACGCATTCAGCCGGAGTCCTATCAACCCGATAACACGGGTTACTCTTGGGACGAAAGCGGTATGGCAGAACTCTTCTCGGAGTGCTATAAGAATGATACCCGTTATTGCCCGGAAGCGAAGTCGTGGTACACCTATGATAGTGGTGTATGGAAAAAAGATGTTGGCTCTCTGCTCGTGGCTGAGAAGATTAAGGAGTTCAGCCGCCTAATGGTGCTTTACTGCGGAGAAATTACGGACGAGGACAAGCGGAAGTCTTATTTTACTTTTATCAATAAAATGGGAGACCGACGTTTCCGTGACAGGCTTATGAAAGATGCTGCAAGCGTATACCCCGTAAAGGCAGCGGAATTTGATGCAAACCCTAATCTTATCAACTGTCTTAACGGTACTTATGACCTTGAAAATATGTGCTTTCGTGAACACGATTGGCGGGACTTCCTCACAATGCAAACAAACTTTGAGTATACAATGCAGGAAGATGTACGGTGTGACCGTTGGGAGCATTTTATTGACGAGGTAACGAGCAACGACAAAGAGAAAGCCGACTACCTACAAAGAGCGTTAGGTTATTCAATGCTCGGCACTTCCAAAGAAGAGTGTATGTTTATCCTACATGGCAAAACTACCCGTAACGGAAAATCAACTTTGCTCGGTACAGTTCATCATTTGCTTGGTGATTATGCCGCCGTCAGTCCGGTATCCATTATTTGTAAAAGCGACCGTGCAAAAAACGCCGAAGCTGCTTCTCCCACGATTGCCGGACTAAAAGGCAAACGCTTTGTTACAATGGCCGAGAGCAACCAGTACGGCAGATTGGACGAGGAAACTATAAAGCAGTTGACGGGCGGCGAGGAAATCTCTGCTCGTAATCTGTACGAAGCACAAATGATATATCTCCCACAATTTACAATGTGGCTTTCCTGTAATGACCTCCCGTCTGTGCAAGATAAATCCCTGTTTGCTTCTGATCGTGTCAGAGTAATTGAGTTCAATCGGCATTTTTCAGAGGAAGAAAGAGACGAAAACCTGAAAGAAACGTTTCGTACGCCCGAAGCAATGATAGGTATTTTTACTTGGTTGCTCATCGGCTACTTTCGCTATAAGCGTTTCGGGTTGAAAATGTGTGAAAGTATGAAAAGAGTAATTAAACAGTATGAGAAAGATAACGACCTTGTATTGCAATTTCTTGAAGAAAAATGTACAAAAGTTGAGGACGGCGGCACAAAAGCAAAGGCTCTTTATGACGCTTATAAGATATGGTGCAGGAGTAACGGTTACTTTATAATGAGTGCGAAAAAGTTTAATGCAAATTTGGAAACTCATCCCGAATGGCATAAAGGATTTGTTCGTGAGAATGAAGTACTTATGTGTAGGGGCATAGGGCTGAAAGGAGTATAAAATGACTGTAAAAGACTTGATTAGTCTGTATTGCAAAGAGCGAGGAATTACACAAACCGCTCTTGCACAACAGATTGAAGTTAGCAAGCAATCTCTTCATACTACCTTATTACGGGATAACGGAATGAGTATGAGATTAAGCACTTTTATAAAATGGCTTGATAAAATGGATTATCAGATAGTTATTGAGCCGATAAATGACGGCGAGGAAGTGCTTTTAGACGGTGAAGACGATAGTTTTCTCTTTGATGAAGTATGAAAGTATATGTATTGTCTTACTATGTCTATAACTTTTTATAGTACGCGTATATATATAGAGAAGTTATAAAACCTGTAAGACAATACGTTTACAGAAACGAAAGGAGTATTTTTATGAATAATAAAGAATTAACGGAAGTTGGTAAACAGGTCACAAAACGGAAACGTCCTGACTTGTCGGAAAAACATAGCGTTCATACTGAGCCGGGAGACAATCGGAAATACATTCAGCATTCGCTTCGATTGTATAATCTTCCGAAGTGTAATCTCAAAAGTGTTGAGGATGTAACACAAAGGATAACAGATTATTTTACAATCTGCGCAGAGGACGATATGAAACCCTCCGTTGCAGGATTGGCTCTTGCTATGGACATCACAAAGGAGTATCTGTGGGAAATCAGGGTAGGGCGAAAAGGTAAAAATCCCGACATAGCCGATACGATTAAAAAAGCAATGCAATTACTCGATCTTCAAATGGTCGATTATATGCAGAACGGCAAGATTAACCCCGTGTCCGGTATCTTCCTGATGAAGAACAATTTCGGCTATGCCGACAAACAGGAAGGTGTACTCACTCCCAATAATCCGCTCGGCGACACAAAGGACACAAAGGAGCTTGAAGAGCAATATATAGACAGCGTAGTCGAAAACTGAAAAATTTGACCGAAGCAAAAATTTGACCGAAGCAAAAATTTGACCGCTACCTTTTAGGTGGCGGTTTTCCTTTTTTTGTATCCGTTCTTCTACCCTCTTGTTATTTATGGGTTGTTGACGTTTTGTTTGTTGTGTCCTTTCGCTCTCTCTGTGGCTCTCTAACGCGCTTTTACGCCCTATATAATGAAACTACATTGCCGATAAATAAAAATTGATTGTAGAGCGTTACAGAGGACGCTAACAAAAAAAGCAGCAAAAAAAGAACCCCGAGAACGTGCCCCGGAGGTTCTTTTTTTATGTCTTGTTATTTAGTCGGGGAATTTTCCGGCTTTTTTAATTTCGTCTGATGTTATCCATACACCCTCGGCTTTGAAACATTCCGCAGCGTGTCCCGCTTCGCAAGCATACGGGCTTGTAAAGTCAGTAAAACATTCATACTTGAGCGCTTGCAAGGCGTAGCTTTTAGCCATTTCGGGATTATAACCGAGCTCTTCTATTTGCGGCGCTTGGTCCGGGTTTTTGATGTCATATGACGTTGTTATTGTTGCAGTTATATTTTTCATTGCTCATTGCTCCTTTTCTGTATTCGTGTATCCCGAGTATATCATATCAATTTTGCGGGGTCAAGCTTTACAGCTTTAACCCCGCTGCGCTCGCTACAATGGCGAACGGTAAAATTAAAAACAAAATTAAAATCATTTGCGCGCCCCCTTTTTCAAAATATAAAAAATAGGTTTGAATTGCGGGCGGTGATTGCGTAATATTCGCCCGTTTCCGTGTTCTGAATTAACCCGCCGTTAATGCCATATATGCCCGAGCTGTAACCGACTTTTTCGCAATGTTTCCATTGTTCTTTAACTTCGGCGGCGGGCGCGTTCGTCAAATCGTGCGCCATACCGCAGCGGACAAGGTTTTTTAATTCTCTTAACGTGTATTTTCTCATTTTATAGTGTCCCCGTTTCTAATAAGTTATATATGATTTTCTCATCTTCTGCCGGAATCGGGAAATATACCCAGCTTGTGCCGTATTTATAACCGCATACCGGGCAAGCCTTGGCTAATAACCCGTCGGGGTGTTCGCTTTCTTTCAACCATCCTAAAGCCTTTGTTTCAGTGTGTCCACCGTCTCCAGCATAAAGCGGCTTTTTCGGTTCGTAATATTTCGCCAATTCTTCCGGCGGTGTTTCTGTCCATGTTGTAAGAGAATAAGACAACCCAGCAAAAAAGGTTTGTTCTGTTGTTGGTGTGAATGTTTCCCCGGCTGTAAGAGCAGACAAGGCGGCTTTTTTCGCTTTGTCCTGTTTGCTCATAGCTTCTCTTGTCATTCTCCAATGGTGCAAAGTAACTTTTTTACTTGCTAATTTATCCCATCCGGCTGCGTGTTGATGTTCACACTCTGGGTGTAGGTCGTTTAAGTGGTAAAGTTTCCACAATCGGAGAATTTCAGAAAATACCGGATTATTAATATATGGGGCGATTGTGTCCAAACATTGACCGCCGCACACAATGTCACTGTGTCGAGTGTTCCAAACATCCGCGGAAACAGAAAACACTTTCTTGTCTCCGTCCTGTTTATATTCCATTTCAACCGTTACACGGTTTTTTGCTTTTCCTCTGTTTTCAAAATCAATACAGCCGAAATCAAATGTTCTTTTCATTGTTTTATATCCTCCTTGTAATTGTGCCGGGGTTGTGTTACAATAGAGGAGCAGCCGCCCGGCGTGGGTGTGTTGTGTGTGGGTGTTCCGCTTTTGCTTTGGCTGGCTATGCGGTGCGCCCTTTCTTATTCAGTTATTACTGAGTATGTTTATATTATATCAGTTATTACTGAATTGTCAAGAGGTTTTATAAAAATAATTCTGTTATTTCTGATTTATTTTTTGTGTTTATTTTCTCTTGAGTTTTTGCACGTTCCTAATATAGCATATAGGCCACGTTAGGCGCATTTAGTACCCGTGGGGGATTATAGAGGGCGGAGCGGGCGTGGGTGAGTGGTTTTTCCACCGAGAGAAAATAAAAAGGCAAAAATATTTCAGATATATCTTGACAAGCAGAAATATCTGTGTTATGCTACCCATAAAGGAGGTTGCTTATGAAAACAGTTGAAGCAGTCCGTGAAATTATGAAAGAACAAAACATTGGAGTAAACAAAATGGCAGACCGACTAAATCGCAAGCCAAACGTTATTAGCGAACGCTTAGGACAAAGCAATATCAGTATTGTTAAGCTTTCTGAAATGTTACGAGTTCTTGACTACAAGATAATGCTCGTCCCGAGGGAAACTTCAACACCGAAGGGCGGTTACGAAGTTGAATAAGGGTAGTTTAGGTAGTTTATTTCAGACTTTTCCATATAACTTCTCTTATATATGCGCATATATAACAAGAGTCTTGGAGAAAAGCCGATATTGACTACCTCAACTACCCAATATTATCAAGGAGAATATAAAATGAACGAATTGCAACTTGCGTTTAAATATGAGGCCGCACCCGTAAGAACTATCACGGACGTGGTTACAATTTGGTTTGCTCTGATTGATGTGTGCAAAATCTTTGATTTATCAAATCCGAGAATGGTTGCAAAAAGTCTTGACGATGACGAGGTGCGTAAATTCAACTTACGCAGGTTGGAGGGCGATACTTGGTTTATAACCGAATCCGGGTTATATACAGTTATCATTCGTTCTCGTTCTAATAAGGCAAAACCGTTTCGCCGTTGGGTAACTCACGAAGTGTTACCTTCTATCCGCAAACAAGGTTATTATTCTTTTATCTCGGACGATGAACTTGTTAATGTGATTACCGAAAAGCAGAGACGTAATAAGGACTTCTTGAGTAAGATAGATAAGACTGCAATTAAATCATTGCTTTTAAAAGAAGCAAGAGAGAGCCGAGATGAAGATACAAGATTATTGTTCTTGCAACAGAGCGAACTTTCTTGTAGGGAATTTCGGACAAAACTTAAATCTATTTGGAAAGACGATATGCCAAGATTTCATAGATACTTAGACAAATATCAAAAGTGGTATAACAAAATCGGTTATCGTGTTGTTCCTAACGAGAGGTGAATAGATTGATTTACGGTTATGCACGAGTTAGTTCAATAGGTCAAGCGAGAGACGGCAATAGTCTTGAAGCTCAACACAAAGCCTTAGCTGACCGAGGGTGCTCGGAAATTTATTCAGAAGCATACACAGGAATAACGACCGACCGTCCTGAGCTTGCAAAAATAATCAGCAAAATACAAAAAGGCGATACGCTAATGGTTACCAAATTGGATAGATTCTCTCGCAGTGCTACTGAAGGAGTTGCTTTAATTAAGCAGTTACACGAAAAGGGTATAATAATCGAAATTCTGAATATGGGGCGTGCTGATGATACACCTATGGGCAGACTAATGGTAACAATGCTTCTTGCTTTTGCTGAATTTGAACACGATCAAATTATTGAACGACTTGCGACCGGCAAGGCGATAGCAAAGGCTCACGGTAAAAGAACGGACGGAAGAAAAGTCATTGAAGTACCCGATTTTGAAATGTATTTGCAAAAACAAAAAGAGGGTCATATTTCTGTAATAGATGCGTGTAATGCACTTGGCATAAGTAAAAGCACTTGGTATAATAGGGTAAAAGGAGTTCACGAACCCATTCTCACAAAGGAGGTATAGCAATGAGCAGACCTGTTTATTTTATTTTCGATGGTTGGTATTATAAAATAATAGGTACTATTTTGGCGTTTGTCGGCGTGTTTGTCGTTATACCGATACTTACTATTCCACAGGAAAAGTCGGTTAAAGAACATAGGCAGACGATTGAGTCTCGCATCGAGCAGGGTGATATAGATTATACTTTCGGGGACGTGTCAGAGCTTACTTCCCATTCTACAGCGTCCTCTCAGGGTAGGAAATATGAGGGAAAAATTGTTAGCTTTACGTGTGTTGTCGGGTACAGCAGCGATGACTTGGAAGGCCCTTATTCCGGTTTAGTGATAAAAAGCGAAGTGACAGGTGAGTATTTGGCAAAGTGTAAGCTAACTGCCCCTAACATAAAAGACAATATAAAAGCGGCTGAATTGAAAAAAATGTTTAACGAGGGTGACAAAATCACCGTGATTGGCGAGGTTGATGGTGGTAGCTATGGAGATCTCATATTGAACAATTGTAAGTTCATTAAATGTAGCTAATTGAATAAGGCGTACACAAACGGGTGTGCGTAAACAGTCAACAGGGACTATCTCATTTGAGGTAGTCCCTTTATTTTTTGGAGGTAATAATGCGAAAAGTAAGTATTTTAGGAACAACGTACAGCGTACATACGGGTGTCTCGTATCAAGAAGATGTCGCTCTTAAAGGTTTATTCGGATATTGTTCTCATATAGAGCGAAAAATCGTGGTGGGTGATTTGCTTACTTGTGACGGTTGGTCAAATGAACGAGAAGAAGACCTAAAAGCGCAAGAGCGGCTAACACTTCGTCACGAAATTATACACGCCTTTCTTAACGAGAGTGGATTAACTTCAAGCAGTAATGGGGTTGACTGCTGGGCAAAAAATGAAGAAATGGTTGACTGGATTGCTATTCAATATCCGAAGATTAAAAAGGTATTTCAGCAGTTAGGGTGTGATGAATAATTATGAATAAGTTACTGATTGCGAAAATTTTTCAGAAAATAAAAAAGGCACCTACGGACATCACCGCCTATGAGGATTTGTTCTCACTTTGCCGAAACATTGAGCAGGAGGATTTTGCACTTGCACATTCAACCAATGAGGCATTGAGGAAGAGAATCTCGATAGCAATAAAGTACAGAAAAAATGTTGAGGGTTTCTTTGAACTGTACAAAAAGACATTGCTCTTTGATGCACCACACTTTTTTGACTCTTATCTTCTCTATCTTGAAATAAATCGTAAGCCGAAGGAACGGTTTTATCAGCCACGGCGTAGAGTTCTCAAACGGGTAGTCGATGCTTTGCAAAAACTTACCAATGACGAGTTGGACGAATTATTTATATCTATGCCCCCTCGTGTTGGCAAGACAACCATTTTGATGTTCTTTGTTACTTGGCTTATCGGCAGAAAGAGCGAAGCGTCTAACCTGTATTCGGCATATTCCGATACCATTACCAAAGCATTCTACAACGGCGTTTTGGAAATCATAAATGACCCTGTAACCTATCTGTGGCACGATGTTTTTCCGAATGCTAAGGTCGTTCAGACCAATTCGCAGGATGAGACAATTAACATTGACCGAAGAAAACGGTACCCCTCGCTGACTTGCCGGTCGCTATACGGAACATTGAACGGTGCTTGTGACTGCAACGGTTTTGAAATTTCCGATGACCTTATCGGCGGTATTGAGGAAGCACTTAATAAAGACCGCCTTGTTTCTGCGTGGAGCAAGGTGGATAATAACCTGTTGCCCCGTGCAAAAGAAAAAGCCAAAATTCTTTGGTGCGGTACACGGTGGTCTATGGTTGACCCTGCCGGTCTGCGAATGGAACTTTTAGAAAATGACGAACGGTTTAAGAATCGTCGTTATGAGATAATCAACCTCTCGGCTCTTGATGAAGATGATGAGAGTCAGTTCGACTATGATTATTCCGTAGGTTTCTCTACTGAGTATTATCGTATGCGTCGCGCTTCATTCGAGCGTAATAACGATATGGCATCGTGGCAGGCTCAGTATATGGGAGAACCTATAGAGCGAGACGGCGCGTTATTTTCGCCGGGAGAATTTCGTTACTACAACGGTGTTTTACCTGACGAAGAACCTGATAGGGTGTTTATGGCCGTAGACCCTGCTTTCGGTGGCGGTGACTTTGTAGCTTCCCCCGTGTGCTTTCAATATGGGGACGACATTTATGTACACGATGTTGTCTATGATAGCGGAGATAAGAGAATAACACAGCCATTGCTGGCGCAGGCGGTTATCAAATACAACGTAGTGGCGATGCAGATTGAGGCGAACAAATCTACCGAGGCTTATAAGGACGGTGTGCAAGATGAGCTTAAAAAGCAAAACCGCAGAATAAACCTTACGACTAAAGCCGCTCCGTCCGATAAGGCTAAGTACCAACGTATATTTGATAAAGCTCCCGATATACGTGAGAATATGATTTTTAGAGAGTCCGGCAAACGCAGTAAGGCGTACAGTTTGTTTATGCAGAACGTTTTCTCTTACAAAATGTTCGCAAAAAACAAGAACGACGACGCGCCTGAAAGTCTTGCTATGGCTATGGATATGGTACGAGGTTCTACGATGCGCACACAAGTGTTTAAGCGCCTGTTTTAGCCTTGGCGTAATATTTTGTAATATTTCCTGAAATTTTAAAAATTTAATGTATAATTTACACAAAGAGGTATAAGGTGGTGCACGAAACGGATACTTTACTTGGTCGAAAAGTCATATATACAGACGAAGACGAAATAACGCAAGATAATGTTTTGGAGGTTCTGAATGACGCTATGCTCATTCATTCTGTAAACCGCTCCGAAATAGATTATCTGTATAAGTATTATCGTGGCGACCAGCCTATCCTCAAGAGACAGAAAGATGTTCGTCCGGAGATATGTAACCGTATAGTAGAAAACAGAGCAAATGAGATTGTGTCTTTTAAAGTGGGTTATCTTATGGGAGAACCCGTTCAGTATGTAGGCCGTGGACGAGTAAACGCCGATGAGCTTAACACTCTGAATGACTTTGTTTTTGCAGAAGACAAGGCGGCTAAGGATAAAGAGCTCGCGGACTGGTTTACAATATGCGGGACATCTTACCGTATGATTTTGCCTGACCCCAAAGACGAAGCGGACGAATCACCCTTTGAAATTTATACGCTCGACCCACGCAATGCTTTTGTTGTATATCACAGCGGTTTAGGTAACAAGCCGATGATGGGTGTTAAGTATGTTATCAAGAAAAACGGAAGCATTGTATTTTCGATTTATACCAAAAATCAGTATTTCGAGGTATCACAGCCCGGAGTATTCAGTCAGAACAGCAGTAATAATTATAAAACGATAACGAGGGCGGAGAATCACACTCTCGGTGATATTCCGATTATAGAATACCCTGCTAATTCTTTTAGACTCGGCGCTTTTGAAATTGTACTTCCCCTACTGGACGCAATGAATGTTATAGCTTCAAACCGTATTGACGGTGTTGAACAGTTTATACAGGCGTTACTGGTGTTAAAAGGTATTGACCTTGAGGCTCCTGAGTTTAAAGAGCTGCGCGAGAACGGCGGGCTCGCCTGCCCTCCTGATGGTGACGCTTATTATCTTACACAAGAGCTTAACCAAACGCAGACACAGACTCTTGTAGATTATATGTACCAAACCGTACTTACAATATGTGGTATGCCTAATCGCAACGGTGGCAGCTCAACAAGCGATACCGGCTCAGCGGTTATAATGCGCGACGGTTGGCAGGCTGCCGAAGCAAGAGCTAAAGATACAGAGCTGATGTTCACGATGTCCGAAAAGCGGTTCTTGCGCCTCGCTATTCGTATATCAAACACCACTCGTGATATGAATTTGAAATTGTATTCCATTCAAATACGATTTACAAGGCGTAATTATGAGAACATACAGGAGAAGTCGCAGGTATTAACTACTATGCTTGCCAATGATAAGATTCACCCGAAATTGGCTTTTGAGCATAGCGGTATGTTTATTGACCCCGACCTTGCATACACGATAAGTGCCGAGTACGCCGAGGCAAACAAAGCTAAACAATTACAAGAGCTTGAAAAAGCTGCGGAGTATGAAACGGCAAAGGCTAAGTCTGCTGCTGTTACTGAGCAGAGCAATCAATCGCCCGACGATACATCAGCCACTTAACGCGAGGTATGAAGTATGTACGAACTGACCGATATAGTTATCGAAAACATTCGGAAAGAGTTGATACGCGATTTCTCAAAGCTTAAAAGCTTGCTCTCTTATGATGAGTTAAATGTGATGTCTGCTACTAAAGCTGTTTATTCTAAGATAGACCTTTATGTAAGACAGATGTTTTTACAACTAATGCAGGCGGTGTACAAAAAGGTAACCAAAAGAACCTGCCCGTATAACTACGCGTGGCTTGAGAGTTTTCTTCTTGAATATGACGAAGTAAGTAAATATGTTTATGCTAATGAATTTGAGAGAAAAAGAGACCGATTAGCTGAGGCTCTGATAGCCAGCCCTAAAAAGAATGAGGAAATAGACGCTGCTTTACGTTATTTGTCTTTTATGCTGACGGCGTATGCTGTTAGAGTTACGGATCAGGTGGTTTTGACGGCTTATCGAGATATGGGTATAGACGCAGTCAGATGGAAAGCCGAAAAGGACAATAAGACTTGTACCATTTGTAAACATCGCAATGGGCATATTTATGATATTGAGCAAGTGCCCCCTAAACCGCATTTAAATTGTCGTTGTGAGTACGAGGAGGTTTGATATGGAGTTACCCCAGAAAGCTACCGAAGAAATTGAAAAAATATTAAAAAAAGGTAATACTGTAGAGTTAAAAAAAGAAAAAGGTTACATTGTCATCGTGGAGATACAACGTAAAGCCAAACACAAGTCAATATTGTAGATACGCATAAACGGTTGCGTAGGAACAGTCAACAGGGACTATGAGATATTCTCATAGTCCTTTTTTTATTTCACAAGAGGGAACTTGTAAAAACGCAATTGGGAGAAAACCCAACTCAAAAACGGAATTTAGAAATGCAGTGAAGCATTACAAAAACGCAGGAGGATTAAAATGCCAAAAATCGAAACAGGAAACATTGAAGGCTACGAGAGTATGACTGTGGAACAAAAGTTGTCAGCCTTGGAAAACTATGAGCTTCCTGATAGCAATTCAGAGCTCGAGAGATACAAGAATGCTGTCAGCAAAGCCAATTCAGAAGCTGCAAGCTGGAAGAAAAAGTATCAGACTCAGCTCTCAGACGATGAAAGAAGCAAACAGGAACGAGAGGACGAATTAACAACGTTGCGCTCGAAAGTGGAGGAAATGGAGAAAGAAAAGCTTGTGACAGGGCATACCGCCCGCTTCCTCGCTTTAGGGTATGAAGAAGCGTTAGCTAAGGAGACCGCTCAGGCTCTCGCCAACGGTGAGACTGACAAGGTTTTTGCAAATCAAAAAAAGTTCCTTGAAACGCACGATAAAGCATATAAAGCTTCGCTAATGAAAGAAACCCCTACACCCCCTCCCGGACAGAGCGGAGAACAGAAAAAGGATTACACCGCAATGATTGAAGATGCTCAGTCTCGTGGGGATTTCGGGGCGGTTGCTTATTATATGCGTCTCCGGGAACAAGAAAAAACTAATTAAAGGAGAACGTTAAAAATGGCAGACACTATTGCTACAAGTTTCGGGGTGTTGAATTACTCCGGAATGTTATTCAACAAAGGTAATACAAGAACACCTTTGTCATCGCTTATCGGCGGAAAGATGAAAACTACCAACAGCACCGAGTTTGTTGTAGGTCAGAACTACGAAACTGCGGGCGGCACACAGCCGGAAATAAGCGAAACCGCGTCGCTTACTGCTCCCGATGCAAGCGTCGTAACACGTACACAGATGACTAACGTCACACAGATTTTTCAGGAGACGGTAGGCATATCTTACGCTAAGCAGTCCAATATGGGAACTCTTGCAGGTGCTAACATCGCTAATCAGGTTGCAAACCCCATTAACGAGCTTGACTTTCAGGTAGCTGCAAAGATGCAGAAAATAGCACGCGACCTTGAGTATACATTCGTCAACGGTGCATACAGCAAGGCCACATCCGACGCGACATTTAATAAGACAAGAGGTCTCGTTACCGCTATAACCACTAACGTTAAGGCAATGGCCAAAAAGCCACTCGGTCTGTGGGATGTTGCTGATATGGTTAAGAAAGTATACGAGAGCAATGCTCCTACTACCGGACTTTGTCTCTGGTGTGACGCTGTAACGATGTTCCAGATTAACGCTGACGCGGTACAGAACGGACTTACTGTCGTTCCTGCGGCGCGTGAAGTTAACGGTATATCTCTTTCAAGCGTTTTAACACCCATCGGCGTTGTGTATCTCTACCTCGGTGAGTGTTTACCGGCAGGTACTGCTCTTCTTCTTGACCTTGATGTAATAGCACCTGTCGGACAGCCTGTTCCGGATAAGGGCAATTTCTTCCTTGAACCTCTCTCAAAGGTTGGTGCAGGTGAGAAATATCAGATATTCGGTCAGATGGGTCTTGACCACGGCCCGGAGTGGTATCACGGTAAATTTACGGGTATTTCTACCACGTTTGAGGCACCGAAATACAGCCGTAGCGTTTATGTTGCCGGTGGTTCTATTAACACCACTACTTCCGCTGTTGGCGGTTAATAATCAAAGGAGGCAGACAAATGACCGAAGAACAGAAACTCTCGCTGTTAAAAGCAATGATAGATACAGACGAAGAGGATGTGTCTGACGAGACTTTGTCTGCCTATCTGTATTTAGCCGGGCGCAAAATTATGGAGAAACGCTATCCGTTTCATACCGATAAAACAGAAGTGCCCGAGAAATATCAGGCATTACAAGTGGAAATAGCGTGTTATCTCATTAACAAACGTGGTGCAGAGGGCGAGACAGCTCATAGCGAAAACGGTATCTCTCGATCATATGAAAGTGCGAGCGTACCGAGCAGTATGTTAGACGGTGTTATGCCTGTCGCAAAGCCTTTTAGTTTCGGCGGTGATGGCGTATGAAATCACTTCAAAGAAACAAACGGACATTTTACTATTCCAATTACGCAGGTAAAAAGCCGGTGGTGGACGACAGCGGATATGAGACGGGAGAATATGAAATCATATATACCCCTCCGCTACGCGCCAAAGCGAACATTTCCGCCGCGCAGGGTGAAACACAGATCGAACAATTTGGCACATCTATAACGTATGACCGTGTCATTGTTACAACAAAGCGATTACCTATCAATGAAAATTCCATCTTATGGGTTGATGTTTTACCCGATTTTGAGAATAGAGCACTCAAAACCGAAAGAGACAAGCTAATAGACAGCGAGAACGGTAAAGTGCTGTTAACAGAAGACGCTAAAACTCCCGGAAATTACGATTACATCGTTAAAAAAGTAGCTACTTCTTTAAACAGTATGTCTATAGCTATTAGCAAGGTGGACGTGTCGTAATGGTTATTAAGGTAATAGGGGCTGACAGTTTAATAAACAAGCTAAAAGCCTATCAAAAATCTCTCGAAGAAAAGCAACATCGCCTTTTAAACGAGCTTTTCAAGATAGGCGTTGACGTTGCGAGCGTCAAATTCCAAACAGCACAGTACGACGGTGATAACGATGTGGTTGTTAATCGCCAGCCTGAGTGGGTCGGAGATAACAAGCTGTTTCTGACGGCGACCGGCAAAACCATTACTTTTATAGAGTTTGGTACGGGCGTACATTACGCAGAGCAGCACCCGAAAGCTGCCGAGCTCGGCGCTGTCAGAGGAGAATACGGGCAAGGTAAAGGCTCCAGCGATACGTGGGGATATTATGGCTCTCCCGGCACAAACGGGCGTGAGAGGAAAGACACAGACAAAGGGACGTTAGTTCTTACTCACGGCAATCCCCCTGCTCGTGCAATGTACGACTCCGCTAAAGAAATGCGTAATCAAATTGTAAACAAAGCACGGGAGGTGTTCGGAAAGTGATAGACATCGAGAATGAAGTTTTCACAAATGTTAAAACCGCGTTGACAGAACAGTTTCCGAACATCTCTGTGGAAAGTGTTACAAATTACAGCCCCTCTAAATTTCCGTTTGTGTGTATTGAAGAGACAGACAACTATTCGTATGTTTCTACAAGAGATACAGACAGCAATGAAAACCACGCTGTTGTAGTGTTTGAAGTTAACGCTTATTCCAATAAAGCGGCGAGAAGAAAAAGCGAGTGCAAAGCTATTATAGCCGCTGTAGATAAAGTAATGCTCGGGTTAGGGTTTACCCGAAATACGAAAACCCCAATCAATTTAGACGACGCCACCAAATACCGTATTTTTGCACGATACACCGCGGTGGTGTCAAGGACTGACATAATTTACAGGAGGTAAAATAAATGGCTATCTCAACGTATAAGGTTTTCCTTATGAAGAAAGGAACTACCGGAGATACATACGAAAAACTTATTGATATTAAAGAGTTCCCCGACCTCGGCGGTGCTCCGGAAATGCTCGAAACAACGACCTGTTCCGACCCTGCACAGACATACATTAAGGGTATTCAGTCGCAGGATGCGCTTGAATTTACCGCTAATTACACTAAGGAAGATTACGACAAACTCTCTAAGTTGAGCGGTATTGAGACTGACTACTCCGTGTGGTTTGGCGGAACAGAAACGGCAGGCAAAGCCACCCCCACCGGCTCAGACGGTAAGTACGATTTCAAAGGTGATTTGTCTGTATATATCACCGGTGGCGGTACTAACGAAGTCGTAAGTATGACGGTTTCTATAGCTCCGTCAACTGTAATAAGTCCTAACGCAGCAGGTTGATGTGAGGAGGAGACACAATGGCAAAACAGTTATGTATTAAATACAACGACAAGGAGTATACGTTGGAATATACTCGCAAATCCATTGAGCTGATGGAGAGGAGAGGTTTCAAAATATCTGATATTCAGGATAAACCCGTAACCACTCTTCCTGCATTGTTCGCGGGAGCGTTTCTCGCGCACCACAAATTCGTAAAACCCGAAGTCATCAATGAGATATTCACGAAGTTGACAAACAAGGACGAGCTTATCAATAAACTCGCTGAAATGTACAACGAGCCTATCATTGCTATGTTAGGCGATACGGAAGACTCCGAGGGAAACTTGAACTGGGAGCCGAGCTGGTAAGTAGCCCGTCTCCCAATAAGGGGGGCGAGTCTGAAAACGACTCTGCTCCCCTTGTTTCATATACGGAGCAGTTTTATCTTTACTTACCGTTCTATCTGTCAATAGGGATGACCTATGACCAGTACTGGAATGAAGATTGCTGCTTGGTTAAATATTATCGTGAAGCCTTTAAACTACAGAGAGATAGGAACAACGAGCAGTTATGGCTACAAGGTATGTACATATACGAAGCTTTTTGTGACGTATCGCCCATACTTAATGCTTTTGCAAAAAAAGGTACAAAGCCTCTCCCCTACCCTACACAGCCGTATGCAATAACCAAAGAGGAAGCCGAGCGTAGACGTGTAGAAAAGGAAAAAGCAGAGTACGAAAAGATGAAAGCAAAAACAGCCGCTTTTGCAAGTATGTTTAATGCTTCTTTAAACGCTCAAAGAAGGGAGGTTGAAAACAGTGAATGATAATGTTATTGATACTCTAACTATTAAAGTGGAGGCTGACACAAAAACAGCCACCAACGGTTTAACCGATTTACAGAAGACTCTTTCAAAATTTCAAGGCGTGTCTAAGACTTGCTCAACCTCTACAAACACAATAAGTTCGAGTTTCTCAAATCTTAAAGGTAAGTTGCATAGTACAACAGCGTCTTTTCGCAAAATAGTAAAAGTGTTTGGCGGTTGGTTTAATAAGAATAACGATTACGTCGAAGCGCTCAACCTTTTCAGGGTTGCTATGAACGGTTGCTCTGATGCCGCTGAAAAATACGCAAAAAGTGTGTCGGATATTATGGGTATCGATGTAAAGGAATGGATGACATATCAAGGCGCGTTTTACCAATTAGCCGACGGGTACGGTCTTGCTTCCGATGCTTCCGAAAGGATGAGCAAAAATTTAACACAGTTAGCGTTCGACTTATCGTCTCTTTGGAATGTCGATGCAGAGACCGCCTTTCAGAAACTCCAGAGTGGTATGTCAGGACAGATTAAGGGGCTTAAAGTATGGGGTATTAACGTATCTGTTGCTCAGTTAAAAGAAACGGCTCTTGCTCACGGCATAGACCTCGCTACGTCAAAGATGACCGAAGCTCAAAAGGCAACGCTAAGATATATAACGATTATGGAGCAAACGTCAAAAGCTCAAGGAGATATGGCAAGAACCATAGCCACCCCTGCTAACGCACTGAGGATCTTAAACGCTCAGTGGACGCAGGCGAAACGAGCAATGGGACAAGTTGTGAGTTTGGTTGCCGTTGAGGTTATTCCTTGGTTTCAGGCTCTTGTTCAAATTATTAGAGAGGTGGCGGAGGCTTTTGCTACTGCTAAAGGGTATGACGTACCTAAAGCGGAGCTCGATGATGTTTCAAACACAACGATAGACCCCAAACCTTTTGATAAAGTTTCTGACAGTTTAGGAAAAGCGACCGAAAGGGCTAAAGAGTTAAAAAAGACCATATTAGGCATTGATGAGATTAACGCTCTCACCGATAATTCGGCATCTTCTCCCACGGCAGGCACAACCGGAACAGGTAACGGTTACGCCTCCGATTTCGGGCTTGATTTAGGGAAATACGACTACGACTTTTTATCAGGTCTTGACAGTACCGACCTTGATGACAAAAAGAAAAAGCTCAAGGAAATATTGTCTTATGTAACGGCGATAAGTGCCGGTTTTGCTGCTATGGCAATATCCAAAAAACTAATAGACGGTATCAGTTGGCTCCAGAAAGCTTTAGGCGGTGTCAAAAGTCTTTCCTTGAATTGGTCAATTTTCGGAGCAGCAGCTTTCTTTTCTGACTTGGATAAGTTGAGACAGTACATCAAGGACATAGAGGATAACGGGGCTAACTGGTCTAATGTATCAGGTGTGCTCGGCGAGTTTGCAGGTTCCATAGGTGATGTGCTTATAGTGCTCGGTAAAACTGAGATAGCCGCTCCGCTTAAAGCGATTCAAGGTATAACCGAAATTATTAACGGTGTAAAAGGTTTATCCGATGAAGATACCGAAAACGACATTGACAGCGCGTGTACTGCTATACGCGGCTTAGGTGATGTCGGTATCGCTATAGGAGCCGCAACTAAAAATATGGCTTTGGCAGGAGCAAGTGGTGCTCTCGTAGGTCTTACCGGCATTATCTCAGAGTTAAGTGAGAATTGGGAGGCAATTAAGTCCGGCGATTGGAGCGGCGTAGATAAGGTTTCTCTCGCAACAAACGCTGTATATGTGTTAGCAGGTTTAGCAACCGCTCTTGGCGCGTTCAATAAGGCGAAAGATGCAACCGACTTAACTAAAACAACAGAGAAACTTGATGAAGTTAAATCTGCTACCGAGTCTGTTAGCACTTCAACGTCCGCGTTGACCTCTAAGCTGACTACCCTTGTTAAGAACCTCGGCTTGGGTTTGGTAGTAATAGCCGAAGTAGCAGTAGCAGCAGGGCTAATTGTCGGTGCTATATGGGGCTTAGGGCTTATGCTACAGCAAGTCGGTGAGGCGTGGCAGCCCGTACTTGACAACGGTTCTACGGTCATAACTGCGTTAGAGCTCGGCACGATTCTATTGTTAGCAGTAGGAGTTGCAGTAGCAGCTCTCGGAAATACTGGGCTCGGAGGAGTGGCTACTTTAGGCGTAGGACTGTTAGCTCTTTTGGAACTCGACGCCGCTGTTTTGTTATTTGTCGCCGCTATTTGGGCGGTAGGTTATGGCCTCAACCAAATAGGGATAGTGTGGCAGCCCGTACTTGACAACGGCGAAACGGTTACAACGGCTCTTGAGAGAGGTACTCTTTTATTGTTGGCCGTAGGTGTTGCAACGGCAGCTCTCGGAGCAATAACGGTAGC